AGGGGAAGCACCTCAGTGTCGGACTTCTCTGTAATTGGCTTTTGGCCCTCCACGGAGGATACCCTCTAGCCGTCTAGACGGTGGGATAGACCACAACAAAACTGATCAAAAAAATTTCAGCTGAAGAAAGTACATATCATTTAACATTTAACAATGGCCCAACAGGCAACCCATAGTAATGCCTCGTTAACCCGTCAAGGTCAATCGAACGCAACGGGTGACGCAAGAGCACTATATCTCAAGCTGTTTTCAGGTGAGATGTTTAAAGGATTCCAGCACAATGCAATAGCTAGGGATCTTGTGATGAAGAGAACTCTTAAAAATGGTAAGAGTTTACAGTTCATCTACACAGGACACACAAAAGCCGAGTACCATGTACCAGGCCAGTCCATACTCGGTAACAGTGACGGTTCACCTCCTGTAGCTGAGAAGACTATTACAGTAGATGACCTACTTATTAGTTCAGCATTCGTATACGAGCTAGACGAAACATTGGCTCATTATGAATTGAGGGGAGAAATATCTAAGAAGATTGGATATGCTCTTGCTCAAAAGTATGATAGATTGATCTTCCGTTCTATTGCTCGTGGAGCTAGAGCTGCATCACCTATCACTAAGTCTGGTTTCGTAGAGCCAGGTGGAACACAGATTCGTGTAGGTACCAACAACCAAGCATCAGATGCTTATGTTGCTGCTTCACTAATCAATGCATTCTACGATGCTGCAGCTGCACTAGACGAGAAGGGCGTTAGCTCTGAAGGTCGTGTAGGTGTACTTAACCCAAGACAGTACTACGAGCTAATTCAAGCTGTAGGATCTAACGGTCTTGTAAACAGAGATGCACAAGGTACAGCCTTGCAGTCTGGTAACGGAATCATTGAGATTGCTGGTATCAAGATCTACAAGTCTATGAACATACCTTTCTTCTCAACATATGGTACTAAGTACGGTTCTGCATCTGCTACAAACCCTGGAGTAACATCTCCTGGTAACGTAGGTTCATTCGTTGGTGAAGCTGTCGAAGACGCTGCTAACGATGTAACTGGAATCAACAACGAGTATGGTGAAGAGACTGAATTCGCTAACTCTTGTGGACTTATCTTCCAGAAAGAAGCTGCTGGTGTAGTTGAAGCAATCGGACCACAAGTTCAAGTAACATCTGGTGACGTTTCCGTGGTTTACCAGGGTGATGTGATACTCGGTAGACTCGCAATGGGAGCCGACTATCTAAACCCAGCTGCTGCTGTGGAACTTGTCGCTGGTGCTGCTGTCGGATCTTCTGGCAACGCTGCATTCTAAGCACATGTTTATATGGGAGGCTTCGGTCTCCCTTTTTCTTTATTAATATTATGCCTTTTCCAACCACTAACGCTACTCAAGAATTACCCGCTATAAATCAAATCCTGTCGTCATGTGGTCAGGCACCTGTAACTACGTTGGACACTACCAACCCTGACGTTGCGATTGCATACGATACGTTGTTACAAATAACAAGGGAAGTACAATCAGAAGGATGGACTTTCAATAGAGAGTTTCATTACGACTTCATACCTGATGTTAATGACGAAATTGCTATACCTAATAATGTACTCCAGTTGAAGTTAACTAAGAATACTTCTAACATGGATTACGATGGTGTAAAAAGACAAGGTAAACTATACGATAGGTTTAACCACAGATACACATGGCCTAACCATGATAAAGTAGAGTGTGATGTCGTATGGGAGTTTGACTGGGTAGATATACCAGAACCAATACAACAATTCATAGTAGCTAGAGCTGCATCTATTACATCTCAAAGAATAATAGGAGATTCAGATCAGTATGAAATGCTACAACAACAAGAAGCATTTGCTAGAGCGACTGCTTTGGAGTACGAAACACAACAAGGTCAGTTCACTATATTTGGTCATCCAAATGAACAGACAAATTACTACCCAGCTTATCAACCATTCCATGCACTTAGAAGATAATGCCAGCAATAACCCAACGAATAGATAATTATCTAGGTGGGGTATCTAAACAATCAGACGATAAGAAGCTTCCAGGGCAGGTTACAGAGTGCCTTAATGGGTATCCTGACCCTACCTTTGGTTTAACTAAAAGACCAGGCTTAAAATGGATTGCTAACTTAGGTACTGGTACCACATATGATAATTCAAAATGGTTCTACATAGCTAGAACTTCTGATGAAAAGTATATAGGATGTATTAAACCTAAACCTGATGGAAGTTTTGGTGATATAGATATATGGAATATTGATGGTACTGCATGTACTGTTAATATGGATACATCTACAGCTACTAATGCAGTTAATTATTTAACAGGATCAAGAACTAATTATGATATACTAACTGTACAAGATGTATCAATCATAACTAACAATCTACATACTGCTGCTGCTCAAGCTGAACCAACATTCAATGCTAATAGAAAAGCTACTGTAGTATTAAGCGGTAGTCCTCTTAGTAATGATTATAAGATCATTATGAATGGTACTACATTTACTCATACATCTAGTACAGGATCTAGTTATACAACTATCTTAGCAGCGTTTAAAACTGCTATAGATGCAGCTGGTTTCTCTGGTGTTACAACTACACAGTATCTAGAATCCTTACATATAGCAGACAGTAACTCTAATATAGTTATCGAAGCTAGTGGTGGTGACTCTGGTTCATCCATGAGAGTCTTTCAAGATCAAGTAGATAATGTATCTCAGTTACCATTAGAATCATTCAATAACCATACAGTTAAAGTACAGAACACATCATCTACTAACGACACATACTTTGCTAAGTTTGTAGCTGATAATGGTACATCTGGTCCAGGTTACTGGGGTGAGACAAGAGATCCAGAAGTATCTCCAGGTTTAGATGGAGCTACAATGCCTCATGAATTGGTTAATACATCACTTAATAACTTTACATTTAGACAAGCTACATGGATAGATCGTGCAGTAGGAGATGATAAGACTAATACACATCCTAGTTTTGTAGGTGCTAAGATACAAGAAGCTTTCTTTTATAACAATAGATTAGGATTCTTGTCTCAAGATAATGTGTCTATGAGTCAATCTCAAGACTTCTATAACTTCTATCATACATCAGCTCAAGTAGTAACAGATGCTGATCCAGTAGATGTTAGTTGTTCTACTATCAGACCTGCAGCTTTACACGCTGTATTACCTACTGTTCAGGGTTTAATCCTATTCAGTAAGAATCAACAATTCCTACTGTCAGCAGCTGACGGTGTGCTTACACCTAGCACAGCTAACGTAAGAACTATATCTAACTATGAGATGTCTACAGACGTAGACCCAGTTGATATAGGTACAAACATACACTTCATAGCTAAGACACCAAGTTATACTAGAACATTCTATATGCTAACTAGGGGTCAAGATGAAGGACCAACTGTATTAGACATAGGAAGAGTAGTTAATGAGTGGGTACCAGCTACAGTAGATACTTTGATAGCTAGTCCACAGAACCAATTCTTAGCTATGTCTAGTCAATCATCTAGATATATTTATTTCTTTAGAACATATCATGATGGTAAAGAGATGTTGGTTGAGTCTTGGTTTAACTGGAAAACATGTGGTACTGTACAAGCTATAGCTAGTGATTCAGATGAATTCTATGTTGTTAGTAAACAAGGTAGTCAGTTCACTTTATCTCAAGCTAGTATGAGTCAAAGTCCATCAGATGCTATTATAGTTAATAATGATGGTACTTCTATTAACCCATGTATGGATCTATATGCTACAGCAACTTCAGTAGTATGGGATTCTACTAACGAATTCTCTAAATGCTACATACCTTGGAATAATGTAACTGGTTTAAAACCTGTTCTAGTTATTAAAGGTACAGCAGCAGCTGGAGCACTAGTTGAATCTGGATTCTATACTAATCCAACAGTAGCTACAGATGGTAGTGGTACATATTTCAAAGTACCTAAGAAGAACTTAACTAGTGTAGCTAGTGATGTAATTGTAGGTTGGAGATATGATCTAGATGTAATCTTACCTAAGACATACTTCAGACCAGATGAAGCACAGAAGATAACTGACTATACTGCTAACTTAACTATCAATAGAATGAAGTTTGCTGTTGGTCTATCAGGTGGTCTAGGGTTTAAACTCAAGTCTACTGGTGTTAGACAAGGTTCTAAGACCTATACTGGTGACGGTAGTACTACTGTATTCTCTTGGATAGAAGATGATATATCTTATACAGACAACGATCAGATAAAAGTTAAAGTAGACGGTGCTGAAGTAACAGCATTCACGGTATCAGGAGATACACAAATAACATTCACTACAGCTCCAGTTAACGGTGCTGAGATTGTAATATATTTAGATGAATGGTATAACATAGAATCAACAACTATAGCTGATACATATCTAGCTAATGACGTAGCTCTATCTAGCAGCAACGTATTCTCTGTACCAATACATCAAAGAACAGATAATTTCCAACTTAGAATATTTAATGACTCACCATTTCCAGTGTCTTTAAACTCTATGATGTGGGAAGGTCATTACTCACCAAGATTCTATAGGAGGCAATTCTAATGGCAGCTGGTTTAGCAGCAGGTATGGCTATTGGTGGAGCTGCAGTAAGCGTTGTTGGCGGTCTCATAGGAGGCGGCAAAGCAGCCTCTGCAGCTGCCGACCAAGCGGAACAACAATCAAAAGCAACCCATGCTAGATGGCAATATGATCTAGATGCATGGGACATGAAAAAGTCTCAACTTCAAGCTCAACGGCAAGAAGCTGTAGATCGTATTATGGCTGAAGCTCGTAACGAAGGAAAAGTACGAGCATATAAAGATGCAGCAGCTCAAGATCAATATGACTATGCATTAAAAATAAGGAATGCACAACAAACATCTAATGAGATGGCATTCAAGAGATCAGATGATATATTCCAAGACCAAGTAACTCTCAATAATATGGCAGCTAAATCTGCTATGGATAGTGAGATAGTTAAATTAGAAGAATCAAAAACTGAAGCAAGATTTGATCGTAATGAAGCTTATCTTGAAATGCTTCAGGCTGAAGGTGCATTAAGAGCTAGATCAGCTTCTGGTCGAAGTGCTGTTAAAGGTATGCAAGCAACCATGGCAGACTACGGTAGGCAAATGGAAATGCTGAATGCATCTTTAGATAGTAACGAACGGAATGCTTACTCAGCTTTACAAGAAATAATAAGAGATAAATCATCCGCTGATTTAACAGCGTTTGCAAGTAAAATGTTAGATCCTGGTGTATTACCAGAACCGATCAAGCAACGTCCAATACCTGTAGCAGAATATACACTACCAAGGATACTCGTTGAATCAGACTTTGGACCACAACCAGTTAGAGGTTTCATGGCAAGCCCAGGAGCTGCTGCTGACGCTGTATGGGGTCAAACTATATCTAGTGTAGCAGGTGCTGTAGGTGGTGCTATGATGTCATATGGTATGGCAAATGTAGGCGGTTCAGGTTTAGGAGGAGGTACTACTGTTGATCCAACTTATGGAACAGGTCAACCTTCTAATCCAGGTTCTGGTGGTGGTCGAAGTGATATAGGCTTAAAAGAAAATATTAATCAAGTAGGAGTATCTCCATCTGGTCTTAACATTTACGAATGGAATTACATTGGAGAAACTGATAGGTATCGTGGTGTTATAGCACAAGATCTTATAGCTAAAGGAAGACAAGATGCTGTAATAGAAGCTGATAATGGTTATCTAGCTGTTTACTACGATAGAATTGATGTCAACATGGAACATGTTTAAACAATGGCAAAAAGCAGATACAAGCCTGGCGGTGAACGAAGAGGGTTCAAACGTCTAGGCGAAGGCTTACGAGCCTCTGAAAGTAGAATACAAGAGCAGCGGCAGATTCAAATAGATTCTTTGAAGTTAGCTGCTCTTAGACAAAAAGAAATAGATAATCAGTTTATCTCTGGTTTATCAAACAAGCATCGTTTTGAAGAAGGTGTACTACGTGAAAAGCAAGACCTAGAAAACAAAGCTAGAACACGTAAATACGAAGCATTTCAAAAGTTTGCTGATACTGATGTCGCTAGAATGGAAGGCGAAGCTAAAGCTTTGAAAGAGAAAGCTGATTACTGGAAAGAGTTTGCACCTAAGTTTGCAAAGAATTTAAGTACATTAGCTCAAGGTATATATGCAGGTCAGGATAGGCTAAGAGGTGAAGCTCAATTAGAGGACTTAAGAAAGTCTGGTATATTAAATAAGATTACTGATCAAGCTACACTAGCTAATTTTCAACTAGGGGAACATGTTAAACAAGATACCTATAAGTTAGATCCAGATCAAGCTAATGTCTTACATGATAAGACAATCAAAATTAGTACACATTGGGCTGCAAAAAGAGTAGCTCAATGGTATAAAGAGAATAAAAATTTAGTTAGATCTGATGCTATAGCTGCATGGGAAGCTAGAGGTGATGTTAAGTATGGGTATGATAACGCTCTTGAAGTACAAGAGTTGAGTGCTCGTTTATTATTAGAAAGATTAGGCATGAGTCCTAAATCTGAAGGTGGTAGAGAAATACTTGACATGGCTTCTGCTATGGGTAGAGAAGATAAGAAAAAGTTTTGGGATTCTCATCAATATGAATTAAGTGATGAAAGAATAAAAAAATCTATCGGAAATTTATCTTCTTTGAAACTTAGAAATAATACACCTGGAGATGATGGTAAACCTAGTGATGCTGCTCAGTTTAAATCAGGTATCCATACATTAGCTCAACAGTATAAAAATGGTTATCATAAATCTGGAAATACTATAACAAACCCTTATGATCATCCTATGACTGTAGCTGATTCTTTAGATAAAGCTAAAAGAGCATTCATTGATCACAACATAAAAACTTTAACTAGAGAAGATGTTGAGTATATATTATCTCTAGATATACCTGATACTGGTAAAGGAGAAAAAATAGTACCATTCGATAAGAAACATCCTGTTAGAGCAGAATCAATCTTAAATGATTTTGATGAAGCAAAAGCTAAACAGCATAGTAACCTTCAAAATGCACAAAAACAAAAAGGTCTTGTAACACTAAATAACTTTAAAGATAAAGTAGAAGCATACGAAGCTAAAGAAGGTCAAAAAAAAGGAACTAAACCTTGGAATGAGCAAAGATTAGAATGGATTAATGAGATAATGGAAGATTCATCTCATACTCCTGAGACTAGAAATCAAGCTTTATCTCTTATTGATTTTGATCCTACTAACCATAAAGTAGCAGAAGTATATGTAGACGTTCAGAGAGCTTTAGCTGAAGGTGATACAAAAGAAGCTATGAGACTTCTACGTGGTATTGAAAGTAGTGAAAGAAAAAGAGATATACAAGAAGAGATAAAACTTCTTGATGAATTAAATGCTCATGGTGAACTACATCAAACTGGTCAGAGTGGAATTTATGGAGTCTCTAAACATCATAAAAATCTATTACAACAACAAGAAAAAGCTAACCCTTTAACTGGAGCTAGAGGTTCAATTTCTTCATCTGCTGAAAAAGCTGTACTCCATATGGATTCTATATGGTTAGCGAAGTATAAAGAGGCAAGAAAAAAAGATGTACCTATTGAAGAAGCTATAAGACTTGCTGATGACCATGTAAAAGTACTTTGGAATGAAGGTGAACCTGTTGGTGATAAGCCAGGTAAAGGAATATTTGCTAGAGTACGAGGTGATGGGATAAAAAAAAGTAATCAATGGATATATACTCACTGGCAAGATCCTGATTCACTAACTTTAGCTGATTATAGTAACAGAACTATAACGGAAGAAGAAGCAGAAAATGGTAACTGGGGAACTTTAGACGCTAAAACTATTAAATCACTATCTACAACTAATCCATCTTTAATATCCAATTTTGAAAATATAAAGGATATATTCAAACATCCTAGATTTATCAACACAGAACAAGCTCAAAGATTATCAAATCAAATAAAGAGATTAAGTCAATTAGGTGATTATGAGAATATTGATATTGATGTACCTGAAGCAATATTAGTGTTAGCTGAAAACAGTAAGTATTCAGTTACACAAATTGTTAATGCTGTTATTGCTGCTAAAAAAGAAAAATGGACTTTCTTGAAAGACACACCTAAACTACTATCAGGTAGTTCTGAAGCTGCTCTTCTGAATAGTGATAAATATAATAAACCTAATAATAACATCCTTCCTCAAAATGAGAATGGTAGTAATTATTTTAACGAAGCGTTTGCTGAGACAGGAGAAAGACCTATGAGAAGACAAGTCCGTGCAGCACTAAAAGAAGGTAAAACCACGGAACAGATCTTCTCAGAAATCACTGGTGTACAAATAGAGCATACTGAAAATGGATTCGTTTATAGTGATTCTGAAGGTTACTTAAGAAATGGTGGTTTAGATATGCCACTAGGAATAACTCCTTTTGAATTGATAAAAAGTTCAGGGTTAATGAGTATTCTTTATGAAGAACGTCTAAAACAAGATTTAAAGAAAATAAACGATAAAGTAGAATTACCAGACAGATTACCTAAAGGAGGATAATGGAAGAGGAATTAAACACTAAAGAAGAAGATTGGTCTTTGTTAGATCAGTATGATAAGGAAACACCTGAAGAGACTCCAGTTGTTACACCAGAAGTTGTGCAAGGTTCCTTTGCTGCTCCATTTCGTAGTGAAATAGGTAACAGTACTGTTGATCTTACTCAGGGTAATAATGAAGAAACCATGATGGATGAATACCGAGAATGGTTCCATCTTGGTAGAGATAGGAAATTCGGTATCTTTCCTTATAATAAACCTGAATTCAAAGAGAAAAGAAATCAGCTAAAAGATAAATGGTATCAGAAATATCATGGAATGAATTATGCTGAATTCTTAGAAAATAAGCAAGCTAATGCTAAAACTATTTATGGACACTCTCCTGGTTTAAAAGGAATGGCTGATCAATTAGATCAGAACTTCCAAGCTCTATCAGTACCAGGATTAGCTTATGCTGACTTTGCTAACGATGCTTTAGGAACAGTAGTTCCAGGGTATAATAAGATAGACGACAGGTGGGATGAAAAGACTAAGTTAGACGAACCTCTATATCAAAACTTGAGGAAAGTTCTTTCTGTTGTCTTACCAGCTATACATACTGGTGGTAAAGTTAATCAGACTTTATCAGCTAGAGGTGTTAATAACTATCCATGGCTACAGAAACATCTAACTAGATTAGGTGCTTTTGGATTAGCTGATGGAGCTGTTGCTTTACTTAGTGATACAAGTGAGGATCATAACGCATCTAAATTTGTAGCTGATATGTTACCTGGAGTATTTGGACCTAAAGGAAGAGTACCACTACCTAGTGGACTTGTGACTTTAGAATCTGATAGTCCAGCTGTTAGAAAGCAGAAGAACTTCTACGAAAGTACCGCATTAAGTACAGTAGGTACGATAATTGGTGCCTTTGTAGACGGAAGAAGTGCAGTTAAAACTAAAGTAGATTTCATTGAACCACTAGATGCTAAATCTGCAGCTTATAAACAACTTGAACTATTCAAAGAATCTGATGCTGATGATCTTATAGAACTACAAAGACTTAATACTTTAGTTAGTTCTGGTAAACTTAACAGACAGACAGAACGTCAGATTATGGACGAGATCATGAATCTCGAAGCTAAACTGGGTATGGATAGAGGTTTAGAAGCTAGACTACAGAGACAAGAGATTAAGTTCCAAGCTGAACAAGATGCTGCAGCTAGACGTAAGTTATCAGCTATGGATGATGTAGACCAGCTGGAACTAGAATTAGATCCTGATATATCTCCTGGTTTATTAGATCCAGCTTCAGAAGTAAGACAAAGTGTACCTCCAGCTAACGTAGCTAGGAATATGGCAGATACTACTGCTATTAAGAATGGTACATCTCAAGGTGATCCAGCTCCTATCATGACTGAGGCTATGAGAGAGAAGGGACTTATGGTTGGTTCTCGATCTAGAGATGCTGTAATGGGTGTTGCTGAAGAGACTAGAGATATAGGACGATTTAATGCTGTCGTGGATGGCATTAGGTACAGCTCTAAACAGATGAACGCTGCTGCTTGGGATATATACACAAGTATCATTGCTGCTGAAAACTTAGATGATGTTAAAGCATTATTCTATGAGAACAGAGATGTTAAGAACTTCTTGATGGGAAGGTTTAAAGTTGATGTCATGAACGAAGAGCAAGCGAGAGCCGCTGCATTCGCTCTAAGAGACTTGACTGATAGATTCCTCGGAAGAGAGGTTTCGGAGGCATCTGCGAGGGTTATGGACACGTTAGGAAGAGAATCTGCTACATTGGCAGATGCTGTCAGACAAGGTGGTTCATATGTAGATGAGAATAGAGTGATGGATCTTATTATTGATAAGATGCAATTCCTATTAGATGAGTATGCTCTTAACAAATATCTATCTGGTTGGAGTTTAAGAAACAAGAACTGGTTTGACCAAGTTCCTCCTAAAGAATTAGATACTGTTATCGAACAGTTGACTAAAGAGTTTACTGATGCAGAGAATGCTATTCATGCTAGAAACCTAAGATTCACTGAGACTTTAAGAGAAACTAAAAAACTAAAACCTCATTTCTTACGTCCACTAGTTGATGCTTATGCTCATACTAATGGAGATGTAGATACTTTAGCTAAACTAAATAAATGGGCTGCTTCTCAAGTCACACCTATGGGTATGATAAAGAGTCCAGATCCTAAAGAAATGAACCTATTCGCTAAGAGTGCTTGGAGTGTTGTCATGAACAACGTGTTAAGTGGTCTATCAGCATTTAGAGCTGGAGTTGGTAACACATATGCTCTGATCATGAAACCTATTACAGCTGTATTAGGTCATGGTATATGGGGTGTAGCTGACGACTTTGAAGGTTTGAAAAGAACTGTCTATCATTACGGATCTATTTACGAAACTAATCGTAGAGCTTTGAGTGATGGATATGAGATGATGAAGAAAGCTCATAAAGATCCAGACATGATGATCAAAGCTTATCGTAAGGATTTTACATTCCAAGCTGATAAGAAGTGGGATATTATGGAGGAGATGAGAAAAGGTTGGGAAGTAGAAGGTAATTATGGTAAAATCATGCAATATGATTTAGCTAATTTACTGAAAGATTTAGGAAGACATCCAGCTATGCGTTATGGTATGACTGGCCTAGTATTCCCTGATGCTTATACTTCTACTATGTTAGCTCACTATCTCTCAAGGGTTAGAGCTTATGATGATGTATTTAGTGAATTTGGATTTGCTGATTGGACAAAGATCAGTGCAGCAGAAGCTAAACACTATAAAAACTTCTTTGACGCTAATGGTCTGATTAAAGATGATGTCTTAAGATCAGTAGCTGGAGAGATTCAACTTAACTTAGATGATGGTTTAGCTAACTGGATTAATAAAGGTACAAACGCTTACCCTATAACTAAGTTCTTAGCTATGTTCCCAAGAACATCTAGTAACTATATTAAAGCATCTGCGTCTTGGACTCCATTAAGTCTAATACCTGGATTCAATAAGTATAGTAAAACTATTTATGCTAGAACTCAAGATGATATAGCAAGAGCTTTAGCTGAACATGGTATAGACATGGCTACTACACCTAATGCTCAAGTTATCTTTGAAAATCTTAGAGCTGAATATACAGGTAGATTAGCTTTCAGTACTCTATTGGTAGGAACCTTACATCAATATGCTATGGGAGGTAATATCAGAGGTAATGGAAACTACAATGCTTCACGTAGAAAGAAAGAACGTGACCAATTTGGGTATGAACCTAAGACTATCAATATAGGTGGTAAGTGGGTTAGTTATAAAGGTATATGGGGTATTGAACAGGTACTTAGTATCATGGGAGATATAGCATACTACTCTAAAGACTTAAATGAACCAGCAATGGCTAATTGGGAAGGTAAACTAGCTTGGACATTAGCTTCTAGCTTCCTTAACGAAACTCCATTACAAGGTTTTGAACCACTGATCGCTGCTACTAATGGTGATATGAGTGGTTGGAATAGATTAATTGCTAATACTTCAAGATCATTCTTACCTCTATCTGGAGGAGCTGGTGTCTTAGCTAATGCTATAGATAGTGCTCAGAAAGATATTGATGGGGAAGTCAAGGATTACATAAAGAATAGATTACCTGGATTCAAGAATACTTTACCAGATCAAATAGATATTTGGACAGGTCAGCCTGTTAATGATATTGATAACCCATTCCTTAGAATATTGAATGCTATAAATCCACTTAAAATTAGTGGTACTAGAGAGCCATGGAGAGTATGGTTACAGGAAATTCAATATGATGGATTGAGTAGATTAACGAAAGATTCCACTGGATCTTATGAATACACACCTGCTGAAAGAGAATTAATCTATAAATATATAGGTGAAATGAACCTCTCTAAACAAATAGAGAGAATAATGAAGAATCCTAAGTATAAAAATTCTGTTGCTGAATTAAGAGCACATAGAACTACAAATACAGATTTAAAAAATGATAGCTTAAAACTTAAAAAACAATTACTTCCAGTTTATGTAGAGATTAATGCTATTGTAAGAGATGCTCAGAAAAAAGCAGAATTCAGATTACTTCAAGATCATCCACAAATTGTAGAAACTATAAACAAACAAATACTTATAAATGATAGAATGAAAAAGGGTGATGTCCCAGGTGCTGCACAAATACAAAAACGAGACTTAGAAACACAACAACTCCTACAATTTGGAGGAAAACGATAAACAAACATTATGGCTGTTACAGAACAATCGTATACAGGTAATGGCTCCACCACCAATTACTCATTCACATTTCCATATCTTAAGTCAACTGACGTAGAAGTTCAAGTTGACGCAACCGTGACTACTGCATGGACATTTGCCAATGCTACCACGGTACAATTTAATACTGCTCCAGCTAGTGGAGCTAAAATCAAAATACTTAGACAAACGAATGTTGACAGTTTAACAGCTACCTTCTATCCAGGTTCAGCTATTAAATCAGAAGATCTGAATGATAACTACACTCAGAACTTATATAAGACACAAGAGGTTGGTAATAGATTCTTCCAGACTACTGGTGGAACTATGACTGGAGACCTTACGTTAGGCGAGGATGTAACCCTGACGTTTGAAGGTGCTACAGATAATGCTCATGAAACTAAGTTAACCGTAGCTGATCCTACTGCAGATCGTACTATCACCTTACCTAACGTAACAGGTACGGTGGTAACGACTGGAGATACTGCTACAGTTACTGCGACAATGCTTGCTGCTAACTCTGTTGATTCTTCGGAATTAGTAGATGGTAGTATAGATACTTCACACATTGCTGATTCTCAAGTTACTACAGCTAAGATAGCAGCAGACGCAGTTACTAATGCTAAGATAGCAGATAATTCAATTGACTCAGAACACTATGTTGATGGGTCTGTAGATACAGCTCACATAGCAGACTTAAATGTAACTACAGCTAAGATAGCTGCAGATGCTATAACAGGGGCTAAGATAGCAGATGATGCTGTTGATTCAGAGCACTTAGCTGCTGACTCAATAGACACAGAGCATTATGCACCTGCATCTATTGATAATGCAGCTCTAATGGATGGAGCTGTTACTTTAGCTAAGATGGCTGATGATTCAGTTGGAGTTAATGAAATAGTAGCTGGAGCTGTTGGTACAGGAGAATTAGCTACTAACGCAGTTACATTAGCTAAGATGGCAGACAGTTCTGTAGGTACCGCTGAGTTAGTTAATGATTCAGTTACTAATGCTAAGATAGCTAATGATCAAATAGATTCTGAACATTATGTAGACGGATCTATAGATACAGCTCATATTGGTAATAGTCAAGTTACTACAGCTAAGATAGCAGACGCTAATGTAACTACAGCTAAAATAGCTGACTCTAATGTTACTACTGCAAAGATAGCGGCAGACGCTATAGACGGTACTAAGATAGCAGACAACGCTATTGGTGCTGAACATATAGCTGCTAACGCTGTTACTACTTCGGAGATTGCTGATGCTGAACTCACAACGCTTGCTGGTATGCAGTCAGGTACTGCATCTATTCTGGCAAGTGGTACTGCTCTTGCTGCGACAACTACAGAAATTAATAGGCTTTGTGATGGGATGGATTATGAGACTACCATTACAAATACTGATGTTAAATACCCTACTTCAGGAGCTGTTATTGATTATGTTGCTGCTCAGATTGCCCCTTTAGGTGGTCTAGAAGTAATAGCTAATGAAGATAGTTTCCCAACTATACCTGCTTCTGGTGTTGTAATAAGTATTGCAGATGCTGGTGGTATTGTTGTTAATGGTAGTGGTGTTTCTACGACTGCTAGAACAGCTGGTAATGGATCAGATAACGTAACTATCAACGGATTCCCTTCTAGCTTATACAGC